TTACGGATTATTTTTTTAATCTGCAAATGAATTAGAATGCAGAAATTTGTTTCTTTTCTACAAATCTACTTTTAACTTCCTTAATATTTATTTTCATTTGCTTATAGTAGGAATCCTTTAATTCAATACCAATAGCTTTGCGACCTAAAGACAATGGAGAATAAACCTCACTTCCAACCCCTGCAAAAGGAGTTAAAACAACTTCATTAGGATTTGAATACAATTCTACCAATCTATCAATTACATCTAATTGTAAAGGGTGTACATGCTTTTCGTCATCTTCTTCTTTGGAATCTCTAAAAGGTAGAACATTATCAATTCTAATATCATCCCAAACACTCGAAGCATACCTTTGCCAAATGTAGTGATTTAACTTTGTGATTTTATCTTCTTTGTTTATGTTGTTTAAATGTTCCCAAAGTTGTTCTTCGTTTAAGTCTGAGTTATTTGCATTGTTCCAAGCCCTTAAAATGTTTGGCAAAATTGGAATTTCGCCTGCATAATAATTTATTCCAAATGGATGTGTTACTGGTACTTCATTTTCACCTTTTTTTGTAAATACTAAAACATAATCAGGCATAGCAGTAAAACATTTTGTTGAATCCTCAACTATAAATTTGTGCATTAAAGATTGAACCATTGTTCTCATTCTTACTTTTAAAGGCTCTTTCCAAATAGTTATTCTGTTTCTGTATTCAAATCCAAACTTTTCGTGAATCTTAATAACCTCGTGTGGAAAATCCCAAAGCCTACAAGTATTATCAAAAACATCTGTAACGTGAACAGCGTTTATTCTGCCCGGCTTTGTTACCCTCGACAATTGCTCTACTAAAAATTCATATTGTTGCAAAAATTGTTCTTTGTTTTCACAATTAGAAAAATCTTTTTCACTACTTGAATAATTGTATAAACCTGCAAACGGAGGTGAATAAATTACTAAGTCAATTGATTCTGTTTTTAAGGTGCTTACGACCTCCATGCAATCGCCATTATAGATTGCATAATTTTCTTTTACTTCTTGTTCTTTTACCATTTTAAATAAAGTTAGGTGTGATTATTTGATTGTTAAATTGTTTTGTTTTATGTTCAAATACTTGATTTACATTTTTAGTTAGATTTTTATGTAATTCAATTGCTTTTTGTGTTTTTTGTTGTAGTGCTTCAATTACTCTTGTTTGTCCATCGGAAATAACCATATCAATAACAACATTGTTTTTTTGTCCAAACCTCCAAAATCTACGAATAGCTTGGTAGTATTGCTCATAACTCCAAGTAGGAAAAAATACTGAATGATTGCAGTGTTGCCAGTTTAATCCCATTGAAGTCATTTTTGCCTTTGTTATTAATCTTTTTATTTCACCATTAGCAAAAGCCAAAAGTATTTCCTCTTTTTTTTCGATAGTTTGACTTCCAATTATTTCGACTGCTTCTTTATCTGAACTTTTTAAAATAGCACTCTCATTGTTAGTATTGCACCAATAAACAGAAGTTTTATCTTTTGCCAATTCAATAGCCTTTACACATCTTTTTTCTTCTGTTTGTTTTTGTTCGTGTCTTACCTCAGTCATTGATTTAGCAATAGGAGTGAACATTGTTACTTGCCCATTTACATCAAACATAGATTGATTTTCTACAATATGTTTATTGACAATTAACTCAGGCAAATTATACCTTTGATTTGAAAATCCTATATCAGAAGGCATTTTTACCATTATTGCCCATTGATTTACCCAAGCAAAAAAATCTGTTTCAGCGTGTGGTTTTAAATAAAATTTTTCACCAATATTTCTATTATTTGAATCTACTGAGTTTTGGTTATTCTTAAAAAACTTTGTTAGCATATCCATGTACCCCATGTATCCTAATGCTTCTGAACTGGTTCCAAGTTCTATAAAATCGTTTGGAGATGGAGTTGCTGTGCTTAAATATCTATAAGGAATTTTTTTTACAAAAGCAGTTACTTGACTTTTTATTTTACCATCAAAGTTTTTAAGTATTGAACTTTCATCTAAAATAACACCTACAAAATCAGATGAATCAAAATAGTGCAATCTTTCATAGTTGCAAATAACAATCTTTTTAGTGTGCTTACCATCTTTGGAATACTCAATGTCATCAATTCCAAGTTTCTCAGCTTCTAAAATAAATTGAAATGCAACCGCTAAAGGAGTTAAAATTAAAACCTTTTTATTAGTGTGTTCAATAATGTTTTTGGCAATTGATAATTGAATTAAGGTTTTACCTAATCCAGTGTCGGCAAAAATTGCCATCCGACCTTTTTTTACTGCTTTCTCAATAATAAATTTTTGAAAGTCAAAAGCAATTTCAGGAACATAATTTGCTTCAAATCCAAAGTTTCCTATTGAGTGCTTCTTTTTTTCTAAAAACTCTAAATAGTTTTGCATAGTTTATAAATAGTTAAACCCCCTATCAATGCTGTCAACCGCCAAGTTAAGCAACATCAATAGAGGGTTATTTTTTAAATTTCTTTTCATCTTGGCGGTTATTTCGTTGGCAAATGTAATATTATTTTTTAATTAACAAATTTGTTTAACTTTTCTTTTTGCAAAAAATCCCTTCAACTCAGGATGTTCAGCCTCGTACAACCTCGCATAGTAAGGAGTATAATTGTTGTTGACCTTGAATCCATCTTTCTTAATTTCATCGTGCTTTGTGAACCTAACAATGTGCAGAACTCCATCGGATGAATACTTCTTAAATCCTCGATTGATTAGCTGAGCAATTACTCCTTTGTAATACTCGTAAACCTTTGGATATTTGGCGTGATAGTCAATAAATTTTTGTGGGTAGTTTTCCATAATTAATAATTAATTGTTTGTTGTTCTTCTGGTGATGGCAAAGTAATTCCAAGAAAGTCTTTAGCCCAAGTAATAAGGCTGTCAATAAAATCAATAAACTCAGATTTGGTTAAGGTAGCAGTTGATCCAATCTTATCATAAGGCTCAACTTTTTCAATGTCGTGAATTTCTCCGGTAGATACATCAACATAGATTCCATCCTCCAATGCTAAGATTACTGATTTTCCATTTACAACCGATATAAAGCGTTTTAATTTTAAAAACTTATATTTTACCAACTCGTGCATTTCATCCTTGCTATGGCCTAATTCTTGGCTCAAAATGTCGATATAAACCCAATACAGACTATTCTGCTGCAAACTTCTTGAACTCTTTTGCTTTTCGATTGTAATAACCACTCTTTTACCCTCCAAGTGTGCTAATTCTTGGAGGATATTTTGAGTAGTATTTTTTTGCAACTTGCCATCTTTGACCGTGCTGAAAAAAGTTGATTTCATTACTTGATTTGAATGTTTTGATTAATCTGCAACCTTGCACCAATAACTACCTCGCCTTTCTTGATGGCTTCTTTAATGGCAGTTTTATCAATTGTATAAGTTGTTTTTTCCTTTAAGAATTGTGCAGGAATATCAGCCTCATTATCAATTTCAACTGATTCACTTTTGCGGAAGCTAATCTTTAAGGTCGGAGTTTCTAACTTATTAATCTGATACAATTGCATCGCATTACTTACAGTTGTTTCTAATCTCTCAATAGTTTTAAGCCTCGCCTTTTTTAGTTCGCCTAATCGCTTAATTTCGGCATCAATGATTGATACATCACTTTCCATTTGCTTAACTACAAATCCGTAGCCCCTTGCTTTTTGTTCTAACTGCTCCTGATTGATTGTAAGTTGCAATTCGAGTTCGGGAGAACATTCTCCTCCCGATTCGATTAGTTGATTTGCAAGTTCTAAATACTCTTTTTCTATTTGGTAAATGTTTAGGTTGCTCATTTTACAAAGTTGTTAAAAGGGTTTCTACTTCTTTAGATAAACGATATTTGGCTTTGATTTTATCAATAGTGCCATCGCCTTGCAACCATTCCTTTGCCTTTGCAAATTGTTCACTATCTTTATTTAACCATGCCTTTTCTATTTGTGCCGGTTGTGGTGTTGGATTACTTGCTTTGTTGCCATCGTCATCTTCTGCTCCAACATTTACCAAAGATTGCAAACCGTATCTTCTTGCATAGGTTATCCCTGAGCCTTGCGATTGAGCATCATTTTGTTTGCTGTAAATGATTTCTGTTAGTGCTTCGATACTTTCTCCCGATTCGTGCAAAAGGATTGTTTTAATAAAGTTTTTGCCATCAATAAAGGCAGTTGGCTGAAGTACCACAATACCATTGTTATTTAAGTGTGGCATTGATGCCTCCCTAATTGAATTTAGGTCTGCATAGTTTGATTTGAAAAAAGGGTTTTTAGCATCTTTTTTGGCCGTTCCCATTTCTTTTTGAGCCTTTAATAAGGCGGTTGCGATTAGTTTCATAGTTGTTTTTGTTAGTTGATTTTCCAAATTTCGATTGTGTTGTAATATTTTCCGTTGTGTTCACGACCTCTAATGTTGATGTGGGCAGTTACTTCTTCACCTGCAGATTTGCTATTAAACAAATCAATAGTTTTGTTAGATACTTGGCAACTTATCTTCTGAGGATATTCGCCAGATGTTTCGATTACGATTTCTCTTTTTGTGAATTTATCGGAGATATACTCAATATCTCCGATTTTTACAATTGTTCCTTTTAATTCCATTTTGTTTTTTTTTGTGATTATTTACGTGTGTTGTAATATACTTCGTGTTCTTCAATGACTTCAAAAACTTGCTCTAATTTGTCGTATAATTGCTCAATCCTTGCATTCTCAAGTAAATTAATAGTCATGTAGCTATGTCTATCTTCTTCTATTGGTTCGCCATCAAATTGAGTAAGGCGGTCAATCCTATCAATGTACTGAAAAGTTAAGATACCATCCTTAACCCAATAATCTACATGCTGATTATCTTTAAAGTAAAATCCGTTCATAACTCTTGCTTGTCTGAACATTTCTATCTTAGCAAATGTAACCAATGGCAAGAATGGGTCAACTGTTGTTTGTGTTTGTGTTTTTTCTAATGTGTTCATAGTTGTTTTTTTTAATTGTTAATTGTTGAATGCAAAAGTATAAAAATATATTAATATATCAATACTATTGATAAAAATAAATTGCAAATAATTGTTAATCAAGCTAATTAATTTTTAACTCAGCTAATTTATCTAAGATAGAATTGTTATCAAAATCATTGCTTCTAATCTTTTTTTCTACTATGGCCCTAAACTCTCTCAGCCAATTAATAGGATAACTAAATACCTTATAATCTAAACTCAATTTCTTTAGATTGTTAAAATTATCAAGGCCAATTTTTTTAATTAAATTTGGTGTGTACTCAGCAAGATTTCCATCGTTATATTGGTTGCAATTTACACACTCTGCTGAAACATTAAATGGGTGAAATATAACACCGCTAAATATTTCACATTTAAAATGGTGTCCTCCGTCTATTTTATTGTTATTAAAAGGCTTTTCACAGGCTATGCAAGTATTTATATTATTTGCTTTATCTCGTAGTACACACCACCTTTGAAATGGTTTTTTTGTCAAGATTAATTCTTGTTGGTAGGATCGTGTTTCCTTTTTTTGCTCACGTTTAAATTTAGGCCAATTAGCATTAGCTTTTTGCTGCCATTCAATTGCAGATTTGTTTTTTGCTTCTTTCTTTTCAATTATCTTCTTTGCCTTTTCTTTGGCCTCAGCTTGTTTTTTTTGCCCCTCTGGTGTATTGATTAACCAAGTTATGTAATGTGATTGATTGACTTGTTTTTGCCCTAATTTGGTAGGAACAAACTCAGCACCGCAACCACAATTACATATCTTACTTTTTGCCATAGTTAAGCACTTACTAATAAACTATTAAATGGCTCATTGTCCAAAGTAGATTTTTCTAATTCCTTAGCCAATAAATCAATTTCTCTATCCTTGCTCAATAACTCCTTTAATTGTTCTCTAAATGAATAATTTTCGCCAATGTATCTGCCCAATTTTATTAACTTGGAACTGTTAAAAAAATGATTTGCCAATAGCAACATTTCTTGTTCTTGATGCTCCCTAAAGTTAGTTAATCTGTTAAATATTGCCTCTACGCTACAATAGCAATGGTGATAATCTAAATCTCCTACCTCCCTTAATTCAATGTGCCTATTGACTGAATTGATTATTGTGGCGTGGTTTTTCGGTCTGCCCTTTGGAGCATCAACTTTTCTTAATCCTCCAACTTTAATGATTTTCTCACCATTAAAATAACTTGCTGTTTTATTTAATGTCGGAGGTATGTTATTAATCAATGACCTCTTTTGAATAAAATAAATTAATACTTTGCGAATTAAGATAATTTCACCTTTTCTTGCAACCGATAATACCTTGCTTTTTTCTGCTCCAAATTCAAGGCAAACAGAGTTGATAAATTTATCAATGTCTAATTCTCTGCGGTCTGTTCTGTCTGTTAAATAAAAATTTGTTTTCATTTTTTTTGTTTTTGATTGTTAGTAATTCATTGTTAGTTGTATGTCTATGCTTAATTTGTCTGCATAATGGCACATTAAAAAAAAGTCAATTTTACCTTGTTCAAATTCGTTCAATTTCTTTCTGCTTACTCCAAGCCAGTCAGCCATAAACTCTTGAGAGAATTTTGACTCTTTTCTCTCTTGTATCAAAATGGAAACAATTGACTGATAGTTTTGCAGCCCTTGTACACTTTCGGTTACATTTTTATTCATAAGTTGTTGATTAATAATTAATACTACTAATTGAGTAGTTATGTGCAATAATTTTTTTAAACTTTTTTTGCCACCGCACCTTAGTCGGTACAAAATCCTGCTTGACATCCGCTTCCAGTTCCGAAGTAAAAATCTTGTTGCAGTCCAATAGTTTTAATTTTCTCATAACTCATTTCTTTTTTCCATTTACGTTTTAGTGTTATTTCCATATCTGCGAACCATTGCATCTTTAAACTTTCATCATCAAAGTTTTTCCTAAGTTGTTGTGGGTTTTTCCAAAAGCAACCAACGCAATTACTATCAGGTGGAAATATCAAATCTGTTTTATTTGCCCATTGTGCTACTTGGTAATGGCTTATTCTATTTTCAATCAATGGATATTTACAAGTTCTCCATTCAATTTCTGTCCATTTATTTCTACCATTAGCACTTTGCCCTGTAATAGTTTTAAACTTTGTATTTTGGCTATTGGCACGTTCTTTTTCATCAAACCTAAAACCGATATTCATTTCAACCATTCCAAAATGATTATTGCAAAATTCAAATATTGGTTTCATTTTCATTTCAGTTGTGCAAAATCTCATCATTAAGTTTGGCAATGCTTTTCTTTTTAAGCACACTTGCTCAAAAGTATCTCCAGTAACCCAAATTATCTCTTTACCAAGTAACTGCTCCAAATCAAACATTAAGGTCAATGTAGTATCACTTTCAGCAGTAGCAATAAAATCCATTCCTATTTTATCGCTTATCTTTTGCACCAATGTTTTATCTTTTGGAGTGCATCGACTATCTTCAATTCTTACCAATGCAAATACATTGTAATCGGTTGGATAGTGTTTCGCTAAGTAAGCAGAAGTTTTGCCTCCTGAAATTGATGTTATTGTTTTCATATTATAATTTAAAAGCCCACGCACAAAAGTTTAAAAAAATTACAGACACATAACAGCAAATAAGCAAAAGCCCAAATCCCACCGCACAATGCCAACGCTATTTGTGCCTTCGCTTATCTGCAAAACGTTATCAGATTGACTTATCATACATTATAGACTATAATCATAGTTAATGAATGATTTACTCACCATCCAACTCTATATCTGCATTTTTCTTTTTAAACGATTTGAACTCAGGATGGCTCTCGATAAAAATCTTGCCAAATGCCTCTCCTTTTTTCAGACTACTGCTCGGCTCTGTTGCCTTGTAGATAATTGAGTTCACAAATGCCATTTGCATCGGTGAAATGATGTATTGAATTTTTTTCTTTGACATATTAATTGTGTTTTGTGGTTATTCCGTTGTGAGTAGTCTGCCAAATTTTAATCTTTTTTTCTTCTTGCTTTGGCTCTTGAATTGAGTATCTATCTCGGTGTGATGTACACCATTCATACTTTAGCAATAAATTGTTTAGGTAGTCTGTAAATTGATTTAGTTTTTTCATATTAATTGTGATTTGTTGTTTGCAAAAATATACAAATATATTAATATAAACAAAATTATTTTTAATTAACTGATATACAAATAGATTAATTTTGTAGAAACGAAAAAACCCACCTATTAAAGTGGGCTTCTCGAACAATCAATTACCAGTCTATGAAAACTAATTGCACAAATGTAGGAATTATTTTTAAATAAAAAAGCCCCAATATTAATTGAGGCAAAAATAGCAGTCCAACTGAATCTGTCAGTTGATAAGCCATTTATTTTAAAAATTGGGTAAAATTATTTTTTTTTACCTTCCAAATTGCAACAAGGGTAAACACTACTCCTGTAATAATTAATATAATCCACAATAAAAATTTAAAACTTGGAGTTTTTTTGACTTCCTTAACTTTTACTAACTCGCTTTTTGACTTGCTTTCTTTTGACTTGTCAACTTTTGACAAATCTATTTTTTTGCTTTCTGCGGAGGTTTCTTTTTTATCCTCTTTTCCTTTGGCAATTATATTGCCTTTGATATTGGTTTTTGTCGTTGTGGTGCGATTAATAACCTTGCCACTATCATTCATAACCTCAAAGATTGTAACCTCGCTTAAATCAAAAAATTCTGTCTTTGTATCGGTGGTAAATGTTGATACTATTTCTTTTTCGATTTCGACCTCAGCAACTGAATCAACTTTTGTTTCTTGATCCGTTTTAGTTTCCTCTTTGCTTTTTTCTTTGCGTAAATTCTTGATGACATTGCAACTAAATGTTGTTGCTATAAGTAGGACCAGGATTAATTTTTTCATAAGTTTTTATTTATAAATTCTTGAATAAACTCTATTATTTCAGATGGAGATGTTTCAGGATTACTATCAAAAAACCATTCCATTTCTTTAATTAAATTATGCTGTGTTTGAAAACCCAAGTTAGCTTTTTGCACATATTCTAAATGCTCAAACAAATCTTGTTGACTTTCAAATTCTGTTGTTACTGTTGTTTTCATCAATCTTTAATCCAACTTGATAAAATAAATATTTTATTTTTTATTCTTTGCAATTCATCATTTGTGAATGGACTTTCCATAAATGGCTCTGATGCAAAAACCGTTCTTTCTAAATTAACCTTTTGCGATTCCAATAAATTACTAAGCACCACTACCCACTCCCGAACTTCATCAATAGGAATAATCTCTGCCTTTGCTTTTTCTTTTGGCTTTCTTGGTTTTGTTGTTACCGCCATAACTATCTAATTTTACCATTGATAATTCTTAAATTTGTTACTTCAAAATTTCCTTCTTCATCCACAACTCTAACGTGGGCAAATCCGTGAGTATATTTATTGATTGGTGCATAGTCAGGGTGCAATTCACTCAAACAAGCAACACTCCAACAAGTAACAACTTTTCCGTTAATATTAGGCTCTGTGTGTTCACTTGATTGGTGATGATGGCCACAAATAGCATTGTCTTTGGCTTTTAGATACAACCCTCTTGCAATGTTTACTGGCGACATTATCGAAGTGCCTAATTCGTGGCCGTGCAATGCAGTCAACTTGCCTATGTGAACTATCTGCTTATCGGGTATCATTGTTATATCGTGGTCTGCTAACTTCAATATACTCTCCAAATTAAACTCACTCAATCCTAATAAGTCTGGTGCTTTTTCAATCAAATAATGTTCCCATCTCACATCGTGGTTTCCTAACTTATAAAATATTTTTGCAAGTGGAAATATTTTTCTGAGGATGCTTAAAAAATCTCTTGTAGTTTTTATTTCATTGCCTAAATCTCGTTTGCGTGGATCTTTCTGAAATCTTGAAATTGCATAAAAATCAATCAAATCTCCATTTATAAAAATAGTATTTACTTTTTTTTCAAAGCCATACTTCAAAGCAATATTAAGGGCAGTTAATGAATGATATGGTAAATGAATATCATTAATAAATAAGATGTCATTGCACTCTTTTGGTAGTTTGTATGCTTCGTAGTGTGTTTCTAATGAATTGGGGAGGTTGTAAGTATTTCTTTGCTTACCTGTAACATTTTCAGCTAACGATAAAAACTCATTTTGATTGTCAAATTCTTTTTTAATTTCCTTTACAAAACTCTCAACTTGTTTTTTTGAGTTGTTTGGCTTTTCCGAACTACTTTGATTGCAGTATCTTTTTGCAGCACATCTAATCTGATTGTATTCATCCCTATTGGATGTCCAATACACTCCTAACTCATTAGCTACTTGTCCCGGTGATAGATTCGGTTTTTTTGCTAATACACCTAAAATTTGTTCTTTGAATTTCATAAGTTTTCATTTGGTGGATTGTCTTGTTTTTTGTTTTTTTCTGATTGAAGTAAATTAAATCCTGCCGCAATAAAAAGAGGCGAAATAAATAAAATAAAATCCGTAATAGTTGCCTTGAGAACCACCAAAATAAAGAAAGTCCAATACATAGCAAGAATGGAGGTAACGAATAAACTACGCTCAATTTTTTTGCTACTAAGGAAACTTTTTTCACTGCTAAAAGTTCTGTAAAAATCTCTTAAAGTATTTAGGCTTATATTTTTTATGAATGTTCGCCACATTATGCAGGAAATTTAGACATTTCAAAGTGCATTCCATCGCAACGACCAAAATCATATCCAGCAATCAATCCACTATCCCTTGCAGTTTGCTGAAATAACTCGCTAAATGGTTTCAATCCTCTATGTATAGCTTGTGTTCTTGTTAATCCTAATGGGTTTTGTGTAGGGTTTAAATCAACCGCTATTCCCCAAGTGTGCATTGAAATATCTTTTTTGCTACCTCTAATTAATCGAGGCATAAAACATTCATCATTTGAATTTATTTCTTTGTGCAATCCTTTACGAATTAACTCATTTAAAAACTTTTCATAAGTTGGTTGAAAATCTCTATTTATGTAAATTGATTTTCCCAAACTTGGTATTAACTCTCTTATTTGTAAAGGATAATTCCAAATAGTCATAAATGCCTTTTCAAATTTTCCTCTTTCATCTGCTGAGGCTAAAGGGTTTCCGTAACGTGCGATTAATTGGGATTGTTTCATAAATTAGTTTTAGCGTTCATTTGTTTTGCCTCCTCCTCCAACATCCTCAAATTGGCTTCACTCTCAGATAATACTTCAAATAATTCATCGTATGAAATATTTTTTGTAACTCCATTTAATATTAGCTTTGCCTCCCTCTTTTCGGGATAGTTGGCAATTACTCTATAAGTTCCGTTTTTGTAGATTGCCTGTGGCCCTTGTGTGTAGTTTCTTGGTTCAATTTTCATAGTTGTTTTGTTAATTGTTTTATTGTTAATTTCATTTCTTCATGTTCGTCTTGAATTTTTTCAAAGTGTTGCATAATCGGCTCCATCCTTTTGATAGCATTTTTCGTGTCGCTAATAAACCCGGCATCATTGTGTAATTTTTGTGTTACCACCGCTTTAAACTCTGCAAAATCTTTGATTAGTTGGTCAATCTTATAAGTGTTGAATGCTTCCAACTCCTTAACTTTATCGTGAATTATTAATCCATTTTGTTCAAGTTTTTCAACTCTTCTAATTATGATGTCGTAAATAATTTTTACTAAGCCAAAAGTAATGCCTAAAATCAAGGCAACAATACCAAATGCTATTGAGGATGTAATCATAATCTAAGAGTAAAAATGTATTTAAAATATAACTCAAATGTAGCCCCAAATAAGGCTCTTAATAATATAAGATGTACGATTGCCTCCCTAAGACTAAAATCTTGCAAGGAAACAAAAAATAATGCTAAAAAAATAGTGTTTAAAAATATGAATTGACATAAGTGCCATCCATCGGTGAGAAAAACAAACAATGTTGAACTGAATGGATAATCTTCTCCAAGTTCAGGCTTTCCATCTCGCCATTTGTTTTGCCAACTATATTCTGAGTTCCAAAATCTATGATTTAACTTAGAAAATATACTCTCATAAAAATGAAAGTTTAATTTGTCCATCGCTGCTTTGGCAATCGCTGAAACTATTATAAGTATGTAGATGTGGCTAATCATTGATTATAGCGTATAATACCATTGCAAACAAATGTAGCACTAATGCAAATGCTATTAGTAAAGCTGTAATTCCAAAGGCATCCTTAGTTATAACTAAGTTGATTGCAAATATTAACAATATCGCTATTAATATTTCCCATTGATATGTTCTCCAAGTTTTCATAGTTTTTTTTGACAAAAATATTAAAATTTTGTTATTGTCAAACAAAAATCTAAACTATCTTTATATTCAGTAATTGTTTCCAAATGTGCCATAACCTGCTCACTCGATAACTTCCACCAATTAATAATGCTATGAGCCTCATCGTTGTAGTCAGTTTGTAGCCACAATGCAACCTCTCCTATACTAATATAATTGTGTTGTTTTAATACGTTTTCAAGTAAAGTGTTATGAAAATCGTTAACTTCTTTTTTGTACATTTCTATCGGTGAAATATAACTCATTGACTTTTCTCCGTTGGTGTCGGTTACTATCCAACTATCAACTCCATTGTTTTGTAATTTGTATGTGAATGTTTTCATCTTATGTAAATTCTACTATTAATGTTATCCTTAAAAATACGTTTGTTGGATTGGGATTTGGAGCAGGAAAATCCCATTGCAAAGCAAAGGAATCTGTTGCTGCTACTGATATATTTAATCCTGTATAAGTTACCTCTGTTTGATTTCCTGTCGTTGCATCTGTTTTAAATGTTCCTATTGAAGTACTTGTGTTTGCTGTTGTATTTTTTAATTGCAATGTTGAATTTTCGCTACTGCCTTGCGTTCCTCCACTATTTACCGCTTGTATAATTGCTCCAATAACTTTAAAAGCATAACCAACATTCATATCTACTGCTGTTGCTGTTGTTGATATAATTAATGCAGAAGAAAAGTAATAAGTAGTAGAATCTACTGGATTAATTTGAGCTGGCGTGAAAAATATAGTTGCCCTTCTTGCTATGTCTATTTGTGTTTGAATTGCACCTGTAACGCCACTTACATATCCTAATTCTGTTGATGTTGTTGCTGAATGTGTTGGCAATCCATTGGCATCGCTAATCAATGCCCTACTTGCGGTTATTGCTGCAACATCGTCAATTACTTGTGTTGCGGTAAAGTATGCTAATCTATTAGCTGTTCCTGCTCCTGTTATTGCATCTACGGGTGTGCCATCTAAGTTAATACTCCATACATTATAAGTGCCGCTACCTGTGTTATGTTTGACATCAACAATAAGTTCCCCAGTTGTAGAATTATAACTTGTTACACTTCCGTGCATGTGGTTACTTGCATCATAAACTATCAACACCTCTTGCAAAGGAATATAAGATAAGTTAGCATCAACGGTGAATGTTCTACTTCCGTTGCCTATTGTATTGCTTGTTGTTGATGTGGTCTTATATCTATCCGATAATGAATTAATAATAGGTGCTGCTGCTGTGCCTGTTACTGATATGTTTGTTCCTGCATTTACTGAGGTAACCGTTCCGCTATTTATGCTTACTAATGTAACTAAATTAGTAACTACATATCTATCATTTGCACTATCATAATAAGAATGTAACGCTGCACCATTAGCACCAACAAATATTTCAGAAGGATAATCTTTGTTGTAAAGAAAAGCATATCCACCTGCTGTTAAATTTAATGTTCCTGCCGATGGACTTGATGGATAATTTCCTGCCTTAATTGTTACATTTCTTAAATTAGCACCAAAAACAAAATTAGTTGTGTTTTCAGTTGGCTCAAAAATATTTCCAATAGCAGCATTTCCCAATGTTATTGCACCTCCTGTTTTATGAAATATGTTCTTACTACAACTTGTTCCCAATGTCGGAGTAACTCCTTTGTAAAAAATATTATCATTAGCATCTTTGGTGTAAACTTCGTCATCTTCGGTTAAAAATACATTCGTTGCATCGGGTGAATTTGCCCCGTTAATCGCTGCTAATTCATCTGTCGTTAATTCATTTGGTATCGCTGCAATCCCATCAACTACCGCCTTAACCGTTGGAACTTTGTCATCCGAATTACTTGTTAAATCCGTTTCTACATCGTCAACCCAAAATACTTGACTATCGAATGAATCTCCAAATTGTGCTTCTGTTGGAATATCCCCCGTTTCAAAAAATGTTTTTATTGTTGTCCTATTTTGTTGTGCCATATTTTTATTTTTATCCTACTATGAATGTACTTTCTATTATCATAACTCCTATTCCCTCTGTGATTGGTGGAACTGATACACACTCAAATATACCATCCGCAATCTCGTATATTGTCGGAAAGTTATCAGAAGTCCACTTACTCGTGCAACTCCAAATAACCTCCTGCTTTAAATCATTTTTAATTTCATTCTTGGGAACTATTGAACAAACTCTATTAGTAACGTGCATTTGTGTTTCTGTGCAAAAAATCACATAGTAATTTCTTGAACCTCGCAAAGCGTTCCAATGTGATACGTTGCCTTCATAATTTGGAATAAAAAAGTCCAAACTAAAGTTATAAGCCATCAATGTTTCTTCTGCCTTAGCAAATCCTCTTCCAGTAATTGCTGCACCTCCACTAAACTCTCCATTTACAAATGGATAAACAAATATCTTATTGTCTTCCCTGCCATCTACCCATAAATTTACATTTTCAATGTCTGCAATCAATGTAGAATAATAACTCCTATGCACAAATGCAACTGACCTTACTCTGCCTAATTCAATCTCACAACTCTCGCAATCGTGAGTAGATATTTCATTGCAATTTGATGGATAGTACATATTAATTTAATTAAAAAAAGGGGTAAATAAATACCCCTTTAATTTACGGAACATAACAAGTAAAAACATCTGGAGTATCAAACTCGTCAGAAAAATTATCTGATGTCCATTTAACTTGAACATCCCACACAACTTCTTGCTTTAAATCGTTAGCAATTGGATTGGTTGGTATAATTGTAACAGGTTCATCTGATATTCTCAAAATAGTTTCTGAAGCATAAGCAAAATGAAAATTTCTACTTCCTTTGATAGAATTGTAAAAATTTCTATTTCCTGCATAGTTTGGATCTTTAATCATAGCAGTAAACAAGTAAGCGTTTAGAGTTTCCTCTGAATCGCCATAACCTTGCCCCATTTGTGGAGCTCCGCCATCGTACTCACCTTGTGTTTCAGGTATTACAATGATTGCACCACTCGCTATTCCTGCGTTCCATACTGCTGGATTTTCAGCATCAGCAATTAATGTTGGGTAGTATGTTTTATTGATGAAGGCTGCTCTTCTTACACGAGCTAACTCTACACCACAACCACCACAACTATGCTCTTGAATATTTTCATCGCAATTTGATGGATAATAAGCCATTTTTTTAAATTAACATTCGCAAATAACACGACACCCTCTGCGATAGGTGGCTTTAATATTATATCGGATTGAAATTAATCCAAATTCAACACCAACTCTCACCTTGGCATTGCTGTTTGTTTCCTCTTTATAGACTTTATAAGTGTCTAATTCGTGTGAGATTAATTCTATTTGGCATCCATCAATTTCATTGCTCTCACACTCTGATTTTGATAATACGCTTGGAATTGAACTCACAAAAATATCCTTTATTGTTTCTAAAGAGAATCCTGTTTTAATTCTATTTGTATAGGCAACCAATTTAATTTCCGTTGTTTCTTCAACTTTGTTATTTTTATTGCCGAAATTATTTTCTATGTTAGTATAACTTCCGTTGGTGTTTCTTGAGTACCAACTTAAATTAAAATTGTCTTTTAAAAACACTTCTTCGATTTGACCTCCATTTATTATTCCCGGATAAAATGTATCTTGGTCATAATAAAATTCCGCCAATCCAAATGCTTTAATCGGTTGCAATGTTGTTATCATTTCAACTTGTGAAACTATTTTTGTATCAATTAACTCAACTAAATTTTTTAAATTCATTGCATTATTAATTTAGTTTCTTCGTTTGCTACTAACTGAGCAATGTCTTGTTCTTTGATTGTCAAATCCCAAATCTTACCATACTTTTCTTCCATCCAAGTAGCTTTGTCAAATGACAATGGAGTAGAGAATGAAATGTTATAAGATGTTTGTGTGCCTCCTAAAACATAACTATTTTCTAATTGCCTTGTTAAAGAAATTACTACATCTGAATCGGCTGTTCTATTGTATTTTTTTTGTCTTAACTTTAAATAAGAATTTGAGTAAACACCTATCTGACTATCTTTTGAATTTTTGCCATCTACGTGAATCCTCTTTCTCATTTCAGGCATTAAGGCAGTTGCTACCGCCCTCGATACCGTTTGAGGATTTGCAAGTTGTTCAAACTTGCCCAAAATTTCGCCAATTATAGAAGTAAGATTTGATGTTATTTCCATTTATGGTAGCTGTGGAAAGAATTGAATTTGGTTATCACATTGTAAGCACCCATCACAATCGAATTGCAACCCGCTTAAAGCATTTTTAAAGGCTTCTTCATACCTTGTTTGATACAATGCTTGAAGTTCGTTTGCTTCCTCTTTTAAAACGGTTGTCATAAAGTTTATTCTTTCAGAATATTGCCTTTCAACCATAAATTCAACTCCCAACAAATACCAAAAGGCTTCTGCAAATAAAAGTTTATTGTTACAAGCCGCTGCATCAAATGAACATCCAACCGTAATTACTGCTTGTAAACCTACAATTAAATTGTTGTAAGTTAATGTGCCACTTACCTTGTCATCTGTGCTTACAAATCCATTTATCTGCCCACATTCTGAACTATAACAATAATCACAAGCCTCTGCATAAAGTCCATTGGAATCATTGCTCAAGTAACTTAGTGAATTAGCAACTTGCCTAAATCCTATTCCTAATTGTGCAACATCAAATGTCTTGTTGATTGGAACATTATTCCATCCCGTAGTCATTGCAGTAACATCAATTGTTTTTGTAAATAAAACTTCTTTTGTCAAGTAGTTAAAGAAAACAATATTTTGAGTTGTTTCTGCTGTTCCTCCAACCTTGTAATATCTTACAGATTGAATTGATATATTTTGAAAAGGGCTTAACCTCCAATTTTCTGTATTGCTCCAACTTAAATTAATTAGAATCCCTTTAAATAAAGAATCCGCAACAATTGAAGTATTATTTATATCAGATATGTCAACCGTTCTTATTACTCTCCTTAGCTTATACCTTGTCGATAAATAAGAAATGATGTTGTTTTTTATCGCTGCTTCTGCACGTTCATTTACATTATCCCAAACACCTAAATAAGTGCCTTGTTCACTATTCGCAACATCCTCAAATGCTTTTAGTGAAATACCGGGTAGGCTATTCAAAGAATAAACACTACCCGGAGTTTCAGTAACTGAGCATCCTTTTAGATTTATTAAACCATCAAAGCAGCTCATAGAGATTAAGAATTAGCTGCTGTGTAACGTAATGCACCATTGTTACCAGTTAATCTGTCTGACGATTGGAAAGCATCGCTTGGAACTTGCCATAAAGCAAATCTCTTAGACATGATTAATGAATAACCTGCATCAAGTGTTACTGTTTCGTAACCAACTGTTGATTCTTGTGGGCAATCCAATTCTTTTAATTGGAAGTCAATGTGCATTAATGGAAGTAAACCATCAGCACCCGGCATATTTAATGGAATAGCCATGTTCCAGAATGTTGAAGTGCCTAATTTCTTAGCTCTAAAACCTCTGTATCTGTCTAATTCAACCATTCCAAATGTACCCGGCATAAACACACCGAATTGATTTGTTCCAAATGATGTTGCAGCATTGATGTCGTGGTAGTAATCAAATTGATTAGCACCTGCACCATTGTTTAATGGTGAGTATTGAGTTAATGCAGGAATCTTTGATTGAATCATTGCGGCATTTATCAATCCACTACCAACAACAATTGGAGTTCCTTGACCTTCATTGAAAGCGTAATCGTTCAACAATTTAGTATAACCTTCAGTAAAAAGATTAACTGTTGAATCGTCATTAAAGTTTACTGATACCGCAGTATTGTTTCCTGTTACAGCGTTTGTACCCCAAACTACTTGACCTAACAATGTTTGGTCAATTTTGCTTACAAATCCATTCATTGCGGCCATTAATCCAGCTAAGTGTTCTTCCATAAATGGAGTTGGTGCTGAACCAATTGCTACTGAACGAGATGCTTCATCACAATATTTTGCAATTGTGGAATCGTTAAAATGCAATCCAAATTTAACTATTGAAGTTGTATCAATTGTTATTTCTGAATATGCTTGAACCAAGTCAATATCACAATTGTCAGCAGTTGCCATTTGAGAAGGTACTGTTCTGTTGTAGTATTTTAATCTCAAATCTTTGATGTGTCCAGCAGTATTTGCTAAACTAAGTGAATCTTGAATTGGTGTTGCGTTTGCTCCTTTCTCAAGGTTTGCTTTTAGAAAACCTGATGGAGTTATTTTGTGTTCTGGTGCGTTTTCTCCTATGATAAATTTCATGTGTTGGAGTACCGCTGGGCAATAACCTAAAGCCATTTTGTTGTAGTATTAAACTACTCTTTGAAACCTTCTAAAGCAATATCAATTTCGCTTAGGGCCAAATTTGTAGCTGCGTTCTGTTTTGGAGGATTTTGGCCTCCGTTGTTTCGGTTAAAACCATTGTTAGTAGGTGGATTTCCGCCACTTACTTTTAAAAATTTGTTTTCGGCCAAAGCCATTTCTGTGAGAGAATCAAAGGAAATTTCTTTCCCTGCGTCAAAGATAAGTAAATCTTCGTTATCTTTTGAAACAAGTTTTAATTTTCCTTCAATATTTTTTAAAACTGCATTCTTTTCAGCAAGTTTTTTATTGACAAATTCCTTTGCAATTTTTATTTCAATCTCTTTTGCAAATTGTCCGGGCAAATTTTTTGAACCAATAATAGAATCTATGTTCATTTCTAAAAATTGATTTTCATATTTTTGAGTAACCTCATTTACTGCTGCAATCTTTTCATCTTCCTTTTGTTTTGCAACCTTTGAAAGTTCAGCCGCTAACTCATTTATCTTTTTTTCTAAGTCTGCTTTTTCGCCTTTGTTTCCGCTTGTGCTTTGCTTTTCTTTTAGCTCTGCAATCTTTTTAACGGTCTTTTCAAATTGTGAATAGGTAGATGTGTCGGCTAATACTTCGGCTTTCATTCCATCGTCAAATCCGTACTCATCAAAAAAAGCAGCAATCTTTTTATTTATTGGATCAAGTGCATTTCCGTAAAAATGTTTTTTTAACTCAGGAGAATTTTTTGCTTCTTCTTTAGTCAATACATTTTTGTTAATTTTTTCAATCAAAGAATCCGATATTTGAATTTTTGACAAATCAGATTTAGAGAGTAAATCAATCAAGTCTGTGTCTTTGGTATCAATCCCTGCTTTTTCGCATAATTGAACAAAATAATCTGTTATAATCATTGTTTTTTTGTATTGGTTAGTAATTATTTTCCGCAACCTTTACAGCCGCCTTTGGGTTTTTTAACTGGATATTTCATAACTATTTTTTTAAGGTTTCTTTTTTGGTTGTTTCCTTACTTTCCAATACTGCCAAGCGTTCCATTAGTGCTTGGTTTTGGCTCATTAGCATAGCCATTACATCATTTGATTGTTGGCTTACTTGACCTTTCTTTTTAGGTGGGTTTAAAATTTCATGGGCTTCATAAATCCCTAACTCTGCGGCATCGTGCAAACTTAATTCTACTTCCTCAATCAAAAACTTTTCTCTTTTTTCGTTTGAAAGTTTCTTTTTGTGTTCAGAATAAAAGTCACGATTTGTTTTGTTTAAAGGAACATAATTAACTATTCCTTTGGTGTCTGTAATCTTTAGCCTCATAAATGTAGGCTCTTTTGTTTGTGTCATAAATTATATTTATAAGTTTTGCCAAAGTTATTGATATTATCTATAAGTACAAATTAATTTTTCCCAATTGACTTTCTAATTGATTGAGGCACTAAGTATGTCGGGATTGCATACGCTTGATGTCCGCAGTTGTAACCGCCTCGATATATTGCAAAGTTGCTTGTGTTAGTATCGTCATACATACCTTGTGGCAATCCTGTTTTATCGTATATTTGACCTTTCATCTCTTTAAACTCTGCAAAGTTTCCTTTTATTATTTGTGCCAACTCTGACCTATGATAGTATTCTTTTTTTGTTAGTGCCTCGCAAAATGTACGAGTAGTTTTGATGTTACTTCCTACATACCTATACCATTCCCATCCTAAATCTAAACTTGTAATTTCGTTTACTTGTGCATTGTATTGGTTTAAGGCATCGGTTGTTATCTGTTTAGTAAACTTTACAAAACTGCCATCAATAGGCCCTGCATCTGAACTATATCCATTTATGTAGTTGTTAAGTTCACCACTTAACTTAGAGTAGCTTCCTCCCGTTGTTACATAGGTATTTATTATTTCACGAACTGGATTAATAAAGTTTGATTGCAACCCTGATTCAGTAAGTCCATCAATAACTAAAGATACTGACTGCTTCCTTACTTCATCAATAACTTTTGATGGAGTAAATTTTGATTCTATTGCCTTAAAATAATTGTTGTTTAGTTTTGTTACTAAGTCATACAATTTACTAAACTTTGCAACCGCTTCTAAGTAATCAGTATCGTCTAAAATTATTGTTTCAATCTCGTTTTTTAAACTGCCAAGTAACTTAACATTTTTAACCGTGTTGGTTATTGTTTCACCTTGTACAGATAACTCTTTTTGGAATAATAATAGCTTATTGTAGATACGTTCTTGAATTTTAGGTATTGCTTCTTGAAAGTCAATTATCCCTTTGTCAATCGCTTCTAAAATAGCTTTTATTTCTTTATCTCCTTTAGTTGCCATTAAGTCAATTTAGTTACTTTGTCTAATTCTGCTTCGCTTGAAATAATTGCAGGTGTTCCCAATTGTGCTTTGGCTTGTTCGTATGTTAAACCAAATCTATCCATAACCATATTAATTGCAGCTTCTAAATCATAGACTCCACTTGATACTGCTTTTACAATTTCAATAATTCCCGTTAATCCTCCAACGGTATATTTTAAATCGGCAGGGCCTTTGCCTGAATCATTAGCAGTTAATGTATCTAATCCAAATATTTTAGATGCTAATATTTCTTTAGTATTAATATCTTTTAATTTTTGATTTGCATAGTCATACAATACTTTTGATTTTTGGTCAATTGTTTTACTTTGAAAATCTTTATTTTCTTGATATGCTTTTGCAATAAAATCTTGAATATAAGTTGAAATAATATAATCTTGTTTTGATGCACCCTTGTTAGATATTATCAATGCTTTTTCTTCTGCTGACAATCCACTCAATGGGTCTAAATTCATTGCATCAATTTTTATATTTTGCAATGTAGGGTCGTTAGGGAATCTTTTTTTAATAAATTCAATTTCCATTTCTGAAAGTACTGAATCATTTAATCCTGAATCTTTTGCCGCCTTTATTTCTTGAATTAAAAAATCTGAACTAAGGATGTCAAATGTATTTGGCACAATAACGATTGGACACATCATTTTTATAATGTCGTTGCTGTAAATTTGGTTATACCTCCACACCGCAACATAGTAAGCACTAAATTCTATTATTCGGCCTAAGTCCTTAGCAATTGCATAAAATGTATTATTTGTTTCATCTCTATCGTAAGCCTTAGATACTCCGCTAACAGCAGCAGGAATAACCTCCAAAAACTGCATATTAATAGCACTTAATGCCCTATTCCTATGTCTGTCAATTCTTGCATCTTGCAACTTAGCTATCTCAGTATCTTTTTGAACGTAGCCCATTGGAGGTGTTGGTGCTGCCGTTTCACCCATATTAACCTTTGCAGGTCTTATTCTTAATGGTTCATAAGGACTAAAAGAAACATAACCACCTTTACAACTGCTATTAGTACAAGGCACTTTCTGTTGGTCTTTCATTAAATATCCATTGCCATTACAAGTACCACACTCCTCACTTTGATAAATCCATTGTTGACTATGGATGTGCATAACTATCTCAGCTTGTAAGTCTGAAAATTCAACCGTTGCAACATTTAACCATGGCAACATCGCCTTTAATCTGCTTTGGTATTCAGTTCCTAAATCCTCTGTGGACTCTACTAAACCTCCCAATCTAAAAAAACACGCCTCCCCACTTAAATTAGGGATAGACTTTTCAATTCTCCATACACCTCTTTTATCCATTACCCACTTTGCCCATTGAATTTTATCTACTGAGTAAAGTTCTCTTGAATGTTCACCTCTATAAACAAAAGATTCTCCTTCACTAAAATAAATGATTTTATCGGTGTTGATTATGTATGGATGTGGCTCAATATAATTAGTGTTGTCTTCGTTTCCTTCTTCTGTTATAGGTTGATATCCCCAAATTAAACAAATGCCATTAGCATCAATTATATACTGCTTTAGCAATGTGCTAAAAGTATAGTTCATTATTGACTGCTTTCCTTTAAAATCTGTTTCTAAATACTCTGGCAATTTTTCGCCATCTGCAATTTGTGTAAATTCTTTTTGGTCGGGATATTTGATGAAAAATCCATCGGCTCTGTGAATCTTATTTAAGGAAGCTAATACCCTATCAAATACTTCTTGAAATACGGGTTGATACGTTTTTTCACGATACTCTTTAACCATTTGAGCTTCGTTTGGCCTACGTTCATCAATTAGCTTTTTAGGATATTCGTTGTCTGAATAGTATTTAAAGTTTGTATATTCCTCATCCTCCATGTGAGGTTTTTTATAAATCTCTGCTATTGCATTAGCATCAATTATTTTGTAGTTTTTTTCTAATTCCATTTTAGTAGGTATCTAACCATTTTTATTTATTGTATCGCATAATTATGCAAAATACTTTTACATATTTGACCTATTAGCATCCCATTTTTTCTTTTGTTGTGCCTTTAAAACATAGTGCATATTAAACATTTTACTATAAATTGTTGTCAATATATCGTAACTTGTTCTTTGGAGTTCTGATATTGCATTGCCTCCAATACTTAATCCGCAATAACCATCATCTCGCATATCTTTAATCCTTTTTTGGTTTTTGGAATCTTGATTATACCAATAAATAGGGTTGTAACCTTCTAAATGTGGCTTTGTGTTTGTTTGAGCCATCGATATAAATAAAGGCAATTCATCAGCAACACATCCTGCAAAATTTGTAGGTTGTACTTTTAATGTTTCAAAGTTTTCTGCCCATTTAGCCATTGCTGGTTGACCTTTTTTCCACCATATAAATTCTGAATGTATTTCATAAATTTCTTTATCTTCTAAGTTGTATTGTTTCACAACTTCATTCATATCTGCCCAAATAGAAAACTTATTGTTTTTGCCTTTGTTTTTTATTGTGAAATCTAACTCTTTTAATTTTTCAATTTCATCATTTATAACAAAGTTGTTGATTAAAATAACATCGGCATCAATAAACAAAGTGTAATCATACGGAGTTAGTTCATCCATGTGTGCTTTAGCTTTAATGTAGCACGTTTCATTATCTTTTAATGTATAGCAATGTTTTGGAATCTCTTTTATTTCTGTAAACAATGCTTTATAATTATCATCTAACCTACTAATTGTATCGGTTTGAGTAATTAATGTAATTGGTAAGTTGCAATTGTTTGCACGAATTGACATTGCTAAATTTGCTGCCATACTTCCATAGTTTTTATGGCCTATGGCGATTAAAAGTATTCCTGTGTTCATATTATCCACAATTATTATTTATTTCGTTAAATGGTGTTTCATAGACTTGAAAATCTGCTGGCCATACATTCATCCCTTGCATAATACTTGGAAAGTCTTGGTTGTATTCGTTTTCAAAAGTACACTCTAATTGATAGTCTGTTGATGTTGCTATTAGCACGGTGTCGTGGTTCAATGCAACTACTAACTTTTGATGCAATTCCTCAGTCAAAAAATCTGTAACAAACTTATATTTCTTTGCTAATCGTGCAAATACTTTTGTTCTTTCTCCATTGCTTCTAACGTATGTTTTTTGTTCAATGTCAAAGGCAGGATTAGAAGCATACATTGGAAGTCTAATTGCATTTCTTCTATTTTCAGCATTGGGATAATAAAATCCAAAAGCATCCTCATTGTTAGTGTAAGTAATCCTACTTGTAAAGCATTTATCAACTGAGTATTTAAAACAAGTTATTGATTCTATTGACAAATATGCAGGTGGTTCATCTTTTAAAAAATTAAATTGTAATGTAAAGCAATCTCCATCATTCAATCCATTTAATAAACTTGAAATGTCAAATTGCAAAAACATTATGTAAGTATTGGTTGATATTGTTGCAATATCCTTGCCCACTGTTGAAATTGTGGTCAATCCGCTACTTGTTTGCCTCCTTACTTGAAAAGCACTTAACAAATCAGCTGAGGTTGCATAATCATTTGAAATAACTTTAAACTGAAACTTTAAATCTCCTGCTTCACATATTGGTAAACAAGTATCAACAACAACTCCGCAATCATTGTCAGTAATAAATTCTTGCTCATTAAATCTTACAAAGCTATTCTGTAAATCTATAAGGCTTGTGGCCATTATTCCATAATTGCGTGGAGCAGCGTAAACTTTGCCATTCCTTGATTCGGGTCATAAGTAGCGGTTAATAAATAACCATTAAATGTAATATCGTTGCATTCAAATGAATAAATATTTTCATAAATGTCAACCAACATTTCATTCATAAATTGATTCATTGTCAAAGGTATTGAAAATTCATAAATAATTGGCAAAAAATAAGGTGCTGCATTTGCACTTACATCAAAATCTGCTGTTACTATGTTATCATTTTCGGCTATTGCTGCATCCTCTAAATCACATTGCCCAGTCATTCTACCACTTGCAATAAAGTTACCGTTTGATGAATTAAATACTAATTCTTGAGGTGAATAAAGGCACAAACGATTAAACCAATTTAATAAATTTCTAATTGGTGTTAATCTGTAATTGTATCTTGTTGATGGACTTACAATATTTGTTGGAGATGTTACTCCTTGCACTGCATTTGAGCCATCAATGTTTATTACAAATGTATCACTATCATATCTCCAATCGCTTGAAAATGGACTTTTTCGCCTTGTTATCTCAATGGTATATCCTGCGGTGATAAATTGGCTTACTAAGTCAAGTGTTTTATCTGAATTACTGCCTTGTCTTGAATACTTTCTCATTGTATTCATCTCGTCAAGTCCATTGTACTCTTCAGATTCCCACTTGCTATAACCTACATTTACTTTCCCAAATAAAAACTCTTTTGCATGGCTAATCTTTACTTCATCAACTGCTCCTAACGATATTGTATTTGTTTGTTGATAGAACTTTTTAGCCTTATCAATTATTAAGTCGCTGCCAGATATTCCCCAACCTAAATTAAATATTTTTGAGGTGTTTCTAAATAGATTTTCCCAGCTAAGGAATAGGTTGCTTGTATCGGGTTTTCTTCTTAACTTTAAACCATTTGTTAAAATATGGTCAGCCATACATTCATCATTGCATTGTACATCGTAGCAATCTCCTACAAGTGCTGTTGGCAAAAATTCAAATGTATCTTTTAAGTTTACCCCTTTGATAGTTGTGTCAGGGCAACTTGTGTTTATTGCCATTTCTACATAAGAACCTGCATCATATTGCCAATCAAACTGCATACTTTTACAATCTTCATTTACTCCATCAGGAGTACCATAGTTAGTTTCAAAAACAACAAATAACTTTCTTGTATTTGCAAAGCTTGGAGGTGAATAGTTGGCATAAGAAAAAGGAATTGATACAGGAGTCATATCATCAGGAATTGCATACGATGTAGTTAACATATTAACTGAATAAATCAAATTTATATTATTAACAACGTCTAATTCATATAATTGATAATCTATACTCACAATACTTGCATCAAGTGTTGATTGAACTACAATAGTTCCACTAATGTTAACATCTAAACTAAACTCATAACCTCTTTCAAGACATAACTCGGTTAAGTTAATATTTTCTAAATCTCTTTCCCAAATAGTATAAGCTAAAATTTCATCAGTTTCCCAATTAGGTTGATCATTCATTTGTTCTGTTGCACATTCAAATGTTTCTCCCGTTGGGCTGAGAAAATTAAAAGCAGGTATTTCTTGAATTTCAGTAACTCTTAATGCTAAAGAATGATACAACCAACCAATAGCAGGAAAGGCATCAAAGTTTCTTGTTGATAATGTAATTGACAATTGATAGGTTAAACTTGGGTCAGGAACTGCCCTATTCCTAATAACTATATCTTGACCTCCCAATGTAATATCTACCTCTGCAAGTGGTGTTATTTCGTTTCCATCTATATCCGTTGTAGTTGCTAAGTCTATATCTTGCGACATCCTCACCATTAAATCATTCAAACAACTATTGGCATTTACAGCAATCTCAATCATACACATATCACCACAAGTTCTCTTATAGGTATTAAAATCGAATTTAAACGTATCTAACAACTGATATGCCTCTGATTCACATTGATACTCTACTTTTAAAAAAGCTATTGAATCTGCTCCCGTAGTATCATAAATTGACTTTAATAATACATAGGCATCCTCAATAAATTGAAAGTCTGTATTCTCAATGGTCTTAATAATTCCATGATTCTCAAAGTTTCTTGTTAATCCAATTGTTAATCCATCCCATCCAATAGGCTCAATAATAATCGTTTCATCTAAGTTACTTTCAATTATTGTAAACTTCCAATTCATTTCCTAAATTTTTTATTTAGATACTCATTCTTGCCATTCTCAGTAATCAAAAATTTTCTGAATCCACTTTCATCCATATTTATGTTTGTGGTGCTTTTGTTTTTGCTGAATAACCTATCTAACTTATCATAGTCAATGGCTACTGAACTATTAACATACACTGGGCTATTATAATCGTGAGAAATATTGTAGTTTCCTTTTGATGCCTCCAATAATAATTCATTGGCAATACTTGGGCTTACCTTTTTATCAAAGATTAAATCTAAGGCAGGGAAATAGCTTTCTTTTGTCTTTGTAGGGATAACCATTTCTCCTTTGGATAGATAGGCAAGTATTGAATCGCTTGTATCTGTTCCCGGGCCTTCAACTCCTTTTGTTCCTTTGGCAAACTTTGGTATCGGTTGATTCTTGATGGATGCAATTTGTAAGGCTGTCAATGTTGCTATTCCTACTGCGGCAATACTTGCTGAAATCGGATCCATTGTTGCGTATGCCTTTGTAATTGCTATTGCTCCATTGATACTTGCTTGAACTACATCCGCTTGTCTTTGCTTTCTTGCCGCCTCAGTTTTTATTCTTGCTATTTCTCTTTGGGTATTCCTCTCGATTGCTTGTTGCTGTGATGCTGAAAGCTCACGACCTTCTAATTGTTTGCGTTGTTCTTCTTCTGCTGCGGCAACTTTTAAATCTGTTTCTTGTTGGAGGTTTTGTTCAATTTGGCTAAAGGCAAATGAAGCAGTATTTTCCAATATCTGTATGGCTGTCTGCTGTGCTAATTGCCTATACTCTTCTTCTTTCTTTGCCTTTTCTTCTAAGTATTTTGTATCAATATCAGTTTGCTTTTTCTTTAAATCCTCGTAATCCTTTAACTCTTTTTCTACTTGGGCATAGATTTCTTCGGAAGTTTTATAACGACCTTCTGATGCAATCCTGCTGTATATTTCATCAATTTCAAGACTGCTTTTTTGATATTCTTTTTGAATGTCTAACTGCCTATAGTAATTCTTTTTGAGTTGTGAGGTTGAATCAACATCCTCCATTGCTCTTTTGTTGGCTTCTTCTGTGGCTTTGGCTTCTGCCTCTGCTCTTTTTCGTGCTTCTTCTTCTGCCTTTTTTAAGGCTTCTGCGTCTGCTGTTGCTTTTACTTTTGCTTTTTTCTCTTGTTGGTCTTTTAAATCTTTCTTTTCCTTTTCATCCCACTTTTTATTTATTTCATCCCTTTGCTTATTATAAAGTTCAAAATTAAGCACTGTTTCTGCATCAAATGACGCTTGGCTTTGACCTGTTTCTTTTCTTGCCTTTTCTCTTTGTTTAAACTCATAATCATAGGCAATCTTCAAGGCATCTAACTCACCTTTTTTATTTCCTTTTAATAACTCTAATCGCTTTTGCAATACTTTTTCATAAACATCTTTATCCTTTTCATACATCTTGGATAATCTTTCCTGAATCTGTTTAGTTGATTGCTCTGTGGTATTCATTTCAACAACTAAATAGGCAAGTCCTGCAATTAACAAAGATATGCCACCCGTTGCCATTGCCATTGATGCAGTAATTTCTACTCCTAATGCTTTACTTGCTACTGCTGCAACTTTTTCACTCGCTGCTAAGGCATAATTTTTTACAATTCCCTCACCCGTTGCCAAGTTTGCCAACTCCTGAACACCTTGCAGTAAAGCCATTGCACTTTGAGTTTTTAGCAATGTCTTTTCAAGTTCCTTATTTTCACTACCCAACAAACCCATTGCACCTGTAACAACTGAAACACCTCCAGCTAATCCTCTGAATCCTTCAACTACTGCATCAATCCTCTTTGTGTCGCTTGATAATGCCTTAATCTTTTGATTTACATCGCCTAAATGGTCGGTAAGTTCTGCCGCTCTCTTTGTGGCTTCAGATAATTGTTTTGCATCCAATCCACCACTTGCAATCTGTGTTTTTAATTCTTTTAACTCTTGTTTTAGGGTTTTGCTTTTCTTTCCTGCCCCTTCCATCTCCTTACCCATTTCAGCAAAGTGTTCAGCAACTCCTTCTAATATTCCTGCTTGAATTTCTGCTTTAATACTTGCCATTTCATCACCAAAGTTTCCTGCTTCCTTTGTTGTGGCTTTTAATGTGTTAAGATATTTGGCTTGGGATTGATTTATTTCATCAATCTTTCTTGCATCTTCCTCAGTAATCTTTCCAATAAGTTTTAGTTGTTCAACCGCAGGTTGTAATCCTGTGGTGTCGGCAGTAAACTTGATAATTACGTTTTCCACTATTTCTTATTAGCGGTTCTATTTAGTTGTTGGCTCTTCGCTTCGTTTGCGAAAAAAAAGAAATCGTACAAATTTAATGAATTTATTTGAAATGTTGGTGGAAGAAATTTCATTACTATTAATTTCAATCGTTCTCGGCTTTCAATTCCTCCTCTAACAGAATCAATGAATGAGCCACTTTCTGCAAACTTTCTATTTTGTCCACCACCCTCAAATACGTTAGGGAACTGTCTGCGTATGTATTTAAAAACGGTATCAATTTCTTTAAAGGTTCGTGCAAAAAAAAACCATCTCCATATTTTTTCCAACTTTCAATCTTATGCTTATTGTATTCGTGGTCGTATCTCAATACGCTTTCTTTGTCATCAATAAAGGCTACTGAGGCAACCTTATAGATAATCTCTGGGCTTATGATGTATTTCAATCGTTCTTCAAATCGTGCTATCTCAATGAACATATTTTTTAAGTCCAAAGATTTACCATTCTTTACCTCAGTGCATTTTTTCATTACTTCGATGTGATTGAGAATGTAATCTCTTGTAACTCCATTTTGAAGTTCTTCAAAAAATATTAAGGCATCCAATCCACGTTGGAATGGCATTGAATTTTTATCTTTAAACTCGTAGTATTTTACTTTATTACATTCAAATGCAAACTCTAAAGTAAATCCATCCTTTACGATTACATTAGAACTCGGTGCTAAGTTCTGTAATTGCTTTTTTATCGCTCCAAACATTATTTATTTTTATTTGATATTGGTTTAATTTCTTGTAAACTTTTACTTCTGTTGATCCGTTTGCAAATCTATGATATTGGTTGTTGCCTTGGCATCCACAAGAATGCCCTTGAGCAACAAATCCATTATTGTTTAAGATTAGCAACCAATTCATTTAATCTCGGTAAATTATTGAGGTTAATATTTTATTAAGCCCACTCAAAGCTATACAATAGGCAAACATCCAAAAGTAACCGTAAGGCTGACCATCGTAAACAAAGAAAGCAAATGGAAATCCATAGAGTAGTATCATACAAGGAGGGCAGTTATAAAGTGGCTTTGTTATCCAAAACCATTCATCGCCAATGAACTTTTCAAATCGTTCTGTTATGGGCTTAAAAATCATTCCTTCCCCTGCAAAGATGTTGTGAATACCAATTATTGCAAGTGAGTTAAAAAAAAGTAACATAAAGACTTGAAATGCCTCAATCTTTGTGTTTAGAATCCATAGTTGTTCTTCCATTGTGTTGTTTATTTTGGTTTTTATGAGCAACAAGGCACATTTTCTGTTCTTATTGCTGCATCTATTAATACCTTAGTAAAGTTTAAAACTATTTGAGAATAATCATTTTCACATAGTGTTAAAATAACTGGTGTACATAGGTCAGTTAATTCAAATATCTGAACTATTATCTCTCCCGTTCCATCGTTCCAAAATCCACTCAACAATCCATCTTTAGATAGTGATAGAGTGCCTCCTGCATTAGTTGTTAGCCTTGTCTTTAAGACCATCCCATTGGCAAAGGTAAACCTTACTTCATAAATTGTTGTTGCCTCTAAATCTAAGTTTAAGGCGATGAAATCAATACATCCCGGTACATCTTGTTTGTATGTTGCGTTGCAATTAAGTAGTGCCATATTTTATCTTTTTATTCCCCAAAAGTACAAATCTTGAGGAAATTCTAATCGTGTTTTAAATTGATAAATTAAAAAGTCTTTTTCAAAGTTAAAGTTGCCAAAGAAATTGCCCTCAGTTAAATTCATGTAGTAATCTTCCCAATCTTCGGCTTTACTTGTAAATGGTGAATCGCTTGGCGATGTTCGTTTTGTTCCGTGTTCAGGTCTGCCTGTGGTTGCACAAGTAAATAAAAATAAACCTCCACTCTTTAATAGATTGTCGATTACATTTCTTACCGTTTCTCTCCAATGTTTATCGTGTTCAAAGCATTCAGTAGAAATAACAACATCAAATTTGTGGTTCTCAGCAGGTTTAAATTCGTGGCCTTTGCAAACAATATCAACATTCTTACCTTCTCCAATATCAATGCCAGTGTAATCGTAATTCTCAAATAAATATCGGTTGTTTCCATTAATATCTAAACTACCAATATCTAAAACGCTAACTCCTTTAAAAAAGTCAGGCATAAATTCTTTAACTGATTTGCAGAAGTTTATTTGCTCTTGATGGGCCATTATTTATATTTTTCGGTAAATATTTTATAATCTTCTGCTTGTATAAGTCCAAATTCAGGAAGTCTTGTTGTGGTGCTTATATCACTTTCAATCTTGCATCCGTATAGCTTCTTGGCTTTGCCTTTAGCGTATTTGATTAGGTAGTCATCACCACAAGCAATCTTTAACTCAAATGGAATATCTACATAGTTAGATTTGTGGATGAACATTGCACATCCATATCCATAGGGTCGTTCAACTACATCGGTAAGGTTCATTGATACGGATTGTTTTAAGGCATAATTCTCAAAACACATACCAACTACTCCAACATCTGTTAACTTATCGTTTAAGAAGCTAAAAACATTAGTGTCAATTAGGATGTCATCGTTAAGGATGGCAATGTTATCATTGTCGGCAAGTTTAACTCCATAATTCCACGACTCATTTACAAATAAATTTTCAACCCTTTTATCAATATAAAGTTTGGTGTTGTAAATCAATAACTCTTTTTCTAACTCGCTTCTTTCATTTGAAATTATAGTTATATCATTTACCAACTCGCAATCAATTAGCGATTGAATTAATGGCTTTATCTTGTCAGATTTCCAAAGGGTAGGTATGATTACACTGAACATAACACTCTATTATTTAATTGGCTTTGTAATTCTTGTATTTTGTTCGCTAACTTTTTAAATGTTTTTTTTTCTTTAAGTTCATGTAACAATAAAGCTTCGTTTATACCTTTAATACCTTTTGCATGAAATTTTGTACATTGAACATCTATACAATCATTAGTTGAGTATGTAAAGTAATTTAAATAAAGGCGTTCTGTTACTTTTTCGTTTTTTTTATAAACTCCCAATTCTAACCTTTTTTCGTACATTTCAATAATATCCTCAATTTCGAAAGAATTATTGGCATCAAACATTTTTACTTCTTTTATAAAATCTATACTATAAGTAAATCTATCATTAACGTACATTACTAAATCACCTTTTTTTAAAATAGGCTTTTGTTTATAAAATGTTATTGTTAAATTTTTGTGCTTAATTGTTTTCATAGTTTTTAATTGTTGTTTGCAAACTTACTAATTTTTTTTAATCTCTAACCAAAAACTTTGAACAAAATGTATTACAAGCGTATCTAAAAGTATCTAAGGCATCGGATTGTTGGGCAGGGTCGTTTCTATCTGCTTTCTTAATTGAGCCATCAGGCAACACCGTAACATTCTCAAAGTCGAATTGCAATGGCTTTGTGTTGTCCTTATCCAATAGAACATTCCCTCTACTCAATAAGCTATTAACCAATACTCGGTTATCCGCTAATCTCGGATTAACTACCGGCACCATCATTTGATTATTTGATAGATTTAATTTGGCTCTGATTATCTTGTAATAGTTCATATTGTCTTGAACCATCGCTGAGGTAGATGAACCACTTGCATCGCCAGTAACCAAGTAAAGTGTGTTTCCATACTTGGTCTTAATCACATCGCAAAGTTCATAAATATCTGAATTAGCAAGTTTAATCGTTTCGATTACTCGAATAGTGTCAAAGGATGGTATTTGTAAAACTGAGCAACTAATTGGGTTTTTGTTAAAGTCAAATGATAAAATTATCTCTAAGTTTTTTAGTATCTCAACTTTCTGCAAATGTTTATTAGGCTCAAAAGCATAAGCCCATAACATAGTGTCAAGGGTAACATCCTCAGCCAGATACTCACAATTAAAGTACATCGGATCAAGTGTTGCCTTTGCTGAATCTATCTCTTGAGCATCCATAAATGGGTTGTCGTATGTTGTAAACTTCCATCCTTGCCATTCGTGTTGATACTTTTCATCGGTTGACCTTTTGAACAACTCTTTAAAGTAAGTCTTACCGAATTGAGGTGTAGATAAAAACCAACAATCCCCAATGTAATCTGTTAGGGTTGCTCTTATTGTTCCGTTCCAAGCGGTTTTAAGTTTTTTAGCTTTTTCGCACTCGTCAATAACTACTCGTTTGTATTTTCGACCTCTACCAGAGTCGGGTTCATCTAATGACCACATATCAATAACACCTCCCGTTATCAATCTAATTTGCTTTAATTGTTCATTCTTCTGCTTGATGGCATCGCCAAGTATTTTGACAATGTCAATCCAAAAGTCATTAAGGTCTTTGTATGTAGGGCAGAAATAAGCTACTGGAAATCCATCCAATGCAGGTTCAATAATTAGTTCTTTGGCTATGGAGGTCTTTCCAAATCTTCTACCACACTTCAAAACATTGAATCGCCTTTTTGTTTGCATAATCAACTCTTGGTTGATATGCCTTTTTTGGAGTTTAATTATTACCTCACTCACGGACTACTTTTATAAGTAAATCACTTTTACTTTCAATGTCTGCTTTTATGTCTGTTGGAATTAGCTTGGCAGCAATCTTATAAAATTCAGTTGTGTTGTTTCTACCCCAAATTAATAAATTTGCTTTTGGGTCTGCTTGTAGCTTTTCAAATACATCAAAAACTACTTCTTTAACTGATTTAGTTATTTTGTTTTTTGCTCCTTTCGGTTTTCCCGAATTGCCTTTCTCAAATTTTGCCATTCGTATTTAATCGTATTTATCGGCTATTGCCATTGTGCAAATATACAAATTATTTAATTGTCAAATCTGTTTCCCAAACTTTTAGAATTTCTTTGGCCTTAGCCCGGAATATGTTTTTTTTTGACTGAGGCACTCGAAAACGGAGAACTTCTGTAGGCTCTCCGTATTTTTGTTTTGCTCCTGCTCCTTTTGGGTTTTGGGTTGTTTTAGTTGCCATTTTATAAATTAAATAATTTTTTTAATTGTTCTTTAAATTTATCATTTGCCTCAATTCCTTTTTCTGTTGCCATTCCATCTCTAAAAGTTGGTGTTCTTTCTAAAATAGCGGTTAAATTTTCAACTTCTTTTGCTATTACTTTTGCTTGCTCATCAACAATTAATTGAAATTTGCTTGTAGAGTTGTCTAAATCTGCAAATGAAATATAACCGACTAATTCGTTTTTTGAAACCTCGCAATCATTTATTGTTGTCGAAAACCCTTTCAATGTCCAAATACAAGAAGCAACTCTACCCCAGTGGTTAGATTGTCTGACAACCCCTTCTGTCGTGTACCAATATTTAGAAGATACATTGCCAAATTTATCTAAAGAAATATAATCGGGTGCGGTTGTAGGCAAATCACATTTTGAGAATGTTCCTTTTGTCATTAAGTGAAAATTGGTTGCGTTTGTCATGATTCCTAATTGTTATTTCTTTGACAAATGTACACACTTATTTTTATTTTGTACCACGCAATCAATAATATTTTGCTTATTTTTTATAACTTGCTGAAAATCAAATCTATTATTTTTGTTTTGTCGTTAAAAGGCATCGTTGCCTATGTCTGTAAATTCATTCTTTGGGATAAAGTCCCAATTATCTTTTTTGTTTATTGGTGTGTCGAATGCTCCGTTGGGCTTTATTGGGGTTGGTGGTAGTTCAAATGCTTCTACTTGTTTCTTTTCTCCTAATATCCAATTGGTATTGTCGGGGATAAATGTATAATATCTTCCATTAATAAAGTGCCATCCCAATGAACACATTGTGCCTGACTGTCCCCAGTGTTTAAACTTTACTTTTTGTATGTATATTTCTGTTTTCTTGGAATCATAGTTGCGATATACGGTTAATCCGTTGTGAGTTTTATTAAAGAAGTTTGCAGATCCATTTATGTTGTAAAGGTTTGGCACTTCAAATAAACCCGTTTTTTTATCTTTCATAATCTTAGTTGGGTGAGCCACTAAAAAGCAATGTACCATATTTCTTTCACAAAATGTTGCTAATATATCCAATTGTTTTGAAACATAGTGTGTTGAATCTTCATTGTGTTCTAACTTATTCCAAGCATCAATTACAAAAGCATTTACTCCGTATTTTCTAATTAAACTTTTTACCATCCGCAAAATATCCTCAAGTTTAAAATCATTTTCGGGTTTTATGAAAAAGAAGTTTTTTGAAAAGTAATCTTTGGCCAATTCCAATTCCATTTTATTCATTTTGTAATTTCCATCAAATGCTTTGCCTATTAATTTCTCAGCAAACTTGCTAAAGTGAAGTTCTAAAGGATAGTTTTCAGGGCTGAATAAACCAAACTTCCACCCGGCACGAATGTTTAATGATGCACAAATAAAATCTAATACCTCCGACTTTCCGTGATTTGGGATGCCTGTAATCGTTGTGATGTATCCTAAATGAAATTTAAGGTTTTCATCAAATGTTTCTAAGCCTATTGTTTCGCCTTGTGGCAATCCGTTGTTGTAATAATTATCTATCTCTTCGTTTAAGTCTGTGGAGGTAAATATGCCGACTAAAGGATATTCAATTTTGTTGTTTATGCTTTCTAAAATCCCATCCATTCCGTATTTAACCAAGCATTCATTTGCATCTTTGCAATCTTTGAACGCTACCTTTGAGCAATTTTCAACCCCTAATCTTCGGGCAAATTCATCTCTTAAACTATTTCCAGCTTGGTCGTTATCTAAGGCCAATATAAACCTTGTATCTTCATCAAATAGGTCTATGCAATTGTCTAAGTAAGTAAGATTGTTTCTGCCTATTGTAGCACCATTTGGAACGCTAATAACATTTTCAATTCCGCACTCAATTAATGTTAAACAATCAATTTCACCTTCAACAATTATTATTTCTTTTTGGTCTTTTACTGCATCCAAATTATAAAAAATCAACTCAGCATCTTTTGCCAATTTGAATTGTTTGTTGCCAGTGCGATATTTTACGTTTATCAATTCACCATCTCTAAAGTAGTTAAATTGTACGGTGTTGATGTTTCCGTTTGTTTGTGGCATCCATTCTAATCCCTCTGTAATCTTTGCCTTTAATAATGTTTTTTGGCTAATCTTCCTTGTTTCAAACCACTTAACCAACTTTTCAGATAGTGTTGTTTCGTTTTTCCAAATAGGTCGTTTATATTCAATCCTTTGGTAGTTGTTTTCTAATTTCTCTAACTTCTTGTAAAAAGCCTTACCACAATGAGAGCAACTTCCTACTTCCTTTGTTGCGTTGTAGCTAAAGCATTTATCTTTTGACTTTTTTCGTTCGTGAGAACAAGCTGGGCAAGTCTGTTTGTTTTCGCCACCTTTGGAAATATCAATTTGATATTCACGCTTTGATTCCTTTTCTATTACTGCTATTGTCATAATTAATGTACCATTGGTCTTTCGGTTGTTTTACTTTTTTCTGCTTGTTCTTTTTGAAGCCATTTTTTGGCGGTATAGTACAAACTTACATAACTTGTATTTTTTTTGTAGTTTTCTATTGATTCCAATACATCGTCAATCTGTTGTTTAGTGTAACCCGCTAAATTTAGTTTATGTACTTCTTCATTTGTTATTGAAAGATGCAGAAATGATTTGTATATTTTTATTTCATTCTTTTCATTGTTATCATTCTTATCATTCTTGTTTGTGTGACTTTGCGTTTGGTTTGCGTTTGGTTTGCGTTTGGAAGTCGTTTGTTTTGCGTTTGAAGTGTCTTGATAAGTATCATAATTACAAATAGTTATCCGTGTAGAAATTTGAATATTTTCAATTGTAATCATACCATCCTTTGCAAGAAGTTTAAAAAAGTTCCTTATGTAGTCTTTTGACACTTTAAATGTGTTTGCCCAACTTAATAAACTGCGTACAGATTGACCTCTTTTGCAGTCATAAATGTTTTGTCCAATGTTTACTTTTTGGTCTGAGTGATTAACTATTAATAGCAAACCAATCCAAATTCTAAGTTTAACTGGGTCTTGAAAAATCCAATGATTTAACAAACTGCGTTCTAATTTTATCCATCCATCCATACTATTCTAATTGATTGGCTTTTTGTAATAAGTCGTTAGCCATATCAATGGCAGTTTCTTTGCTAATTATAATTTGTGTAGAAAACAAGTCATTTGCTGAGTTGTTTTTTGTTTCAATTACAATTTGATTGTTGGTTGTTTTAAATGATTTAATAGTAAATAAATCATTGTCACTTAAATACTCTTTAATAAATCTTGGGTTTTTCATAAAATATAATTTTTAGTTATTAATTTTTTTTAGTTGTGAAATTACTTTTGATAGTTTTTTGTTAGTTTCTTCAAGTTCTTCCAAACTTAAATCTTTAACAATTGCACAAGGTGTAGAATCCTCAATGGTTATCTCTTTCCCCGAGCCTAATTTAATTGATACTTTAAAATTGTCATTGTTATCAATGTTCCAAGTAATATCTTCCATAATGTTTATTAACGTCAAAACCCTCGATATTTTCACGGCATTGAAAATATGAGGGTTTGATGTATATGCAATATTGCTATTGCTTATTTCTATTCGTTGTATGCCGACAACTATTAATTGTAAATTTTAAGAACGGTTTTGCAATGTTACGGATTATTTTTTTAATCTGCAAATGAATTAGAATGCAGAAATTTGTTTCTTTTCTACAAATCTACTTTTAACTTCCTTAATATTTATTTTCATTTGCTTATAGTAGGAATCCTTTAATTCAAT